GCGGTCGCTCCGGCAACGGCTTTCGAATACGCGCTGACCGTCCGCGACCTTGCTTTGCGCCGCGGACTGATCGCCGTAGGCGAGGACTTGCTCGCCCGGGCCTATTCGGGCGAGGCCGGGGCCGCCGGCATCGTCGCGGCCACCGAGGAACAACTCGCCGCGCTGGCCGATGCGCCGGAAACGGGCGCTCAAGCTCTCGCCGCGACGATGCCCGCATCCCTGGAGGCCGTCGAGGCGGCGAGTCGTGGCGACGGACCCGACGCGGTCAAAACCGGACTCGTCGGCCTGGACAAGATCATCGGCGGACTCGCGGCGCCGGACTTGGTTGTACTCGCCGGCCGCCCGGCGATGGGTAAAACGGCGCTGGCCGTGACCATCGCGCACCATGTTGCCCGGACTGGCAAGCCGGTGGCCTTTTTCTCGCTCGAAATGTCGGCCCACCAGTTAAACTTGCGGTTATTGAGCATGGCGACAGGAATCGATCTGGAACGCCTGCGCTCTGGCGAGGTCGGCGCCGAGGAATTGCCCAGACTCCACGCCGCCGCCGCCACGCTCGCGGACCTGCCTCTGTATATCGACGATACCGCCGCGCCCACCGCCGCCGATATCCGCTCGCGGGCAAGGCGCATCAAGCGCAAGCACGGCATCAGCCTGGTCGTTATCGACTATCTGCAATTGCTCAGGCCGCCAGACCGCTACGCCGGCCAGCGAGTCCATGAGGTGGCCGAGATGTCGGCCAGCATGAAAGGCATGGCGAAAGACCTGGACGCGCCTGTCATTCTGCTGTCTCAGCTATCCCGCGCCGTTGAGGCCAGGGACGACCACCGGCCCAGGCTGTCGGATTTGCGCGACTCCGGGTCCATCGAGCAGGACGCTGACATCGTCGGCTTTATTTTCCGTGAGGAATATTATCTACGACAGGCCGAGCCGCAGACAGGATCGAGGCAGCACGAGGATTGGCTGGCCGATCTTGCGAGTGCGAAAAATAAGGCCACGGTTATCGTGGCCAAACAGCGCCAGGGGCCGACGGGCAGGGTGGACCTGCACTGGGACGCGTCTTGCACAAGATTTGGAAATTTTGCGAGGTGAAACATGGCGAGAATTAGAACGATCAAGCCCGAGTACTGGACCAGCGTCCAGGTCGTCGAGTGTTCCATGCCGGCGAGGCTGCTATTCATCGGACTCTGGAATTTCGCGGACGACGCGGGCCGCATTAGAGACGTGCCGCGTCAAATCAAGATGAAAATTTTCCCTGGCGACGACCTACCGGCGGATGACGTTCACGGATTGCTCACTGAGCTATCACGCAATAGCCTGATCCACCGTTACACCGTTGATAATAAAGGATATATCCAGATTACAGGCTGGCACCACCAGAAGATAAACCGGCCGAATCCGACAAATATCCCCGCCAATCCCGGAGCGATCAGTGAGCAAACACCCCCGGAAGGGAAGGTAAGGGAAGGGAAGGGAAGGGAAGAAAAAGAAAGCCTAACGGCTTTCCCAAAAGAAAGGCCGAATCCGACAAGCGTTCCCGCCAATCCCGGAAAGCCAAGGTCAGGAATATTGGCCAAGCGAGAGACTCGCATCGCCAACGGCTGGACCCTGCCCGAGGCCTGGCGAGTATGGGCCAGGCAAGAGCACCCGGCCGTGGACCTTGCCCGGCAAGCCGATCAATTCCGCGATCATTGGCTGGCGAAGGCCGGGAAGGACGGCGCAAAACTCGATTGGTTTGCCACGTGGCGCAACTGGGTCCGGCGGGCCGAAGAGTACCGCGCGAAAAGTCCCGGCCGCGCTGAAGACATTTCCTTGGCCGATAGGAACGATGCGAACTGGCGGAAACGCGCCGCAGCGGCGGCAAAGTGTGGGATGGCGACGGGCTGGCCGGAAGAGGTCTATGGCCCGCGACCAGGCCAGCCCGGCTGCGAGATGCCAGCGGACATTGTCGCGGAATATGGGCTGGCGCCGGTGGGAGGCGACGCATGAAAGCGAAGGAACGAGACCTCATGCTGAAGACATTTCCTTGGCCGAGAGAAACGATGCGCACCGTCCTCGACAGGGCTTCCGCGAAACGAGCATTCGAGGAGCATTCGCGGGCGGCGGGGACGCCCGCCCCCGCCCAGGGGCGAGCGGATGAAAATGTCCAGGGTTCTGATCGCCTGGATGAATTTGCAGCCCACGGCGCCGCTACCCCCGGAGAACGGTTGCGGCTGCTGGCGTTGGCGGCGCGGCATTGCCGGTGAGGCCGGCGGAGAGGTGTTCGCGCGAGATTCATGCGGGAGGCGGCGGCCAAGGAACACGAAAGGGCGGGCCCGGGCGACGCCCGCGCCCACAGGACTCGGGGGCGGACTTCCAGGGGCCGCGCCGGCCGGTCCCTCACAACAAGGCTCCCTGCCCAGGCGGCGCCCTCGATGGCATGTTAACCCGCCAAGGGAGCCGCGCCGGCCCAACCGCCTACCCGCCTGTGGTTCGGGAAGTCGCACCAGGAAAATGGGAGTCGCCAATGGGAGTCGCGAAACCGGGATGGAGGACGAAAAAAGCAAGGCGCCGCCGTCCACGCCGAACCACGCCGATCAAGATTGGGCCGACGCTGGAATATCTCGCCAAGCGCCTGGCGCTGGCGGCGGGGACAAGAGGGGCGGACGCATACGACAGATGTGGTTATCCGCTTGGCTGGCTCTTGGCGCATAAGCACATCACACGTGAAGAGCACGACCGTGGCATCGAATACGCCCGCCTGCACTACGCCGCCGTTGGCAAGCCATTCCCAAAAACACTCGCCATCGAGAAAGAGTGGCCAGAACGCACGGAACGCTCGGACGAGGATGAAGAGCGTATCGAGCGGCGATACCGGCGAGCCCGTGAGGCCCTGCTCAGGGAAGGCCAAGTTGTCGCCGTCGCCGTCGAGGCCGCCGCCGTCCGCGAGGACATGAGCGCGGTCCTAGACAAAACCCTTCGCCCAGCCATCAAGCACGGCCTCAGAGTCTTGGCACAAAACACCACATGGGGCCGGTGAAAGCGGGGTGAGCACAAAATATTGACATTCCGGCCGGTTATGTATAAAACACTCTGCATGTATGGGGTCGTGCGATCTGAGTGATCGCCCGGCCCTTTTTGCGTGGGGCGAGCGGGGGGCATCGCCTATGCCAGGAAGCAAAATCCGCACCCCGGCAAATGAGATAATTTTGCGGGACATGTGGGCAAAAAAAAGTGATGTCCAGGCTATCGCTCGCGCTGTCAACGCCTCGTCGGATTCAATTCATCGGTGGCTCCACGACCTGGGTCTGAAGCACATTGAGTCGGGCAGCAATCTCGCGGGGACCAAGCGGCCGGCAAATGACCCAGAGCGAGCGCCACGAAAGTGCCTTCAGTGCGGCGCGATGTTCCGCTCCGAATGGATTGGTAACCGTCGGTGCTTAGGCTGCAAAGACCGGGACGAGGACGACCAGGCAGAGGTCGTGCTTGCGTTGGATCAAGCGGGCCGCCGGCAGGCCGAGGTCGTGCTTGCGCTTGACCCCCTATCGGGACGCGGCGAGTGGGTGGCGTGACTGAGGAGACTAGGCGGGTGTGTTTCGGTGGAAGCGATGTTCCAACAGGGCCGCCGGCTGGTCCTCTAACGCAGAAGTTGACGCGCTACGGCGGCGATCAATCAGGGCGGGTGATTAAGTCCCTTCCCGGCGGCGTGGAATACAGGGAATCATGGCCGTCAGAGGTTGAGTTTTTCCGTAAAAATCCAAAGGTTGCGGGAATGGCGGCTGAAGACAATAAAGTCATCCTGAACCCGTATTCTAATTTGAATGAAGACCAAAAAAATGCAGTGTTGCTGAACGAAGCGGCGAGGGTGGTAATGCGGCGCCCTGGCCTGGGGCCGACCTTCGGGTTGACCGATCAGCAAAAAGCCCAGTTCCAGGGATATGGTGCTGGCGAGGATATCCGGGCCACAGTTGCTGCGAGGATTCTATCCAACGACTCTTCTGCGGGAACCCCGACACAAGAGCAGCAGGATTTTGTTAAGAGGCTAGCTGCGGAGATGGGTCTAAAATGAAGGTAGCTCTTACGCCGGTCGGCCAGGTCGTGCCGTATGCTCGGAACCCGCGCAAGAACGATGCCGCCGTTGCCAAGGTGGCAGCAAGCATTAAGGAATTTGGTTTCCGCCAACCCATCGTGGTTGATGAGGAAATGGTGGTCATCGCCGGCCACACCCGCCTCTTGGCAGCGCGGCAGCTTGGTGTAGCCAAGGTTCCGGTCCACATCGCAGAGGGATTGACCGATACCCAGGCCAAAGCCTACCGCCTCGCGGACAACCGCACCGGCCAGGACGCCGAGTGGGACATGGACTTGCTCGGCCTGGAAATGCGGGACTTGGACGCAGAAGGGTTCGACCTCGATCTTACCGGATTCGGGGAAATGGAACTACAGTCGTTAATGGCTGACAAAACCGAAGGATTGACCGACCCCGACGAAGTCCCCCCGGTTCCCGACGATCCGGTGACAAAGCCGGGGGACACATGGATACTCGGCAAGCACCGCCTACGCTGCGGCGATAGTACAAGCGCTGATGATGTTAGCGCATTGCTGGTGGACGTAGAGCCGCACCTTATGGTGACGGACCCGCCGTATGGGGTGGAATACGACGCGGATTGGCGTAACAAGGCAAAACGGGCCGATGGGACGCCTATCGGAGCCAGCGCGATTGGCACTGTAGCCAACGACGGCGTGGCCGATTGGCGGGAAGCCTGGGCGCTGTTTCCCGGTGATGTGGCCTATGTGTGGCACGGTGGACTTCACGCTGGAACGGTAGCCGATAGCCTTGCAGCCAACGGCTTTATTGCGCGGTCTCAAATTATATGGGCGAAGAACGTGATGGTGATGTCGAGGGGGGATTACCATTGGCAACATGAGCCTTGCTGGTATGCGGTAAAGAAAGGGTCGAGGGGGTACTACGATGGGGGACGCAAACAGACGACACTCTGGAATATAGACAAACCGTCAAAGTCCGAAACAGGCCACAGCACACAAAAACCCGTCGAGTGCATGAAGCGCCCCATCGAGAACAACAGCAGCCCCGGCCAAGCGGTATATGATCCATTCCTTGGCAGTGGCACGACGGTGATTGCGGCAGAGATGACGGGCCGGCAATGCCTGGGCCTGGAGATTGCCCCGGCCTACTGCGATGTGATCGTAAAGCGGTGGCAGGGCTTCACCGGAGAGCAAGCAAAGCTAGAGGGTAGTGGAGATTTATTCCCCACTATAAAAAATGCAAATGCCGCGTAATGGAGCGCCGACGTTCAAGCCCACCGACGACGAGCGCAAGCTGGTCGAGCAGATGAGTGCCGTTGGAATCCCGCAGGAGTCCATCTGCCAGGTGGTCCGGGACGGCATCGACGACAAGACCCTGCGAAAGCACTTCCGCAAGGAACTGGATACGGCGGCGCCCAAGGCGAACGCCAATGTAGCCGGCATGTTATACAACAAGGCCTTGGGCGGCGACATAGCGGCGTGCATCTGGTGGACAAAAGCCCGCATGAAGTGGGCGGAAAAACGTGAACTCGAACACGCCGGCAAGGACGGCGGGCCGATCATTCTATGGGGCAGCAAGCCAGGATAGGGGCCGCCGCTGCGGCCTTCGATGACTTCATGCGGCCAAGCCGCTACAAGGCGCTGTATGGCGGCCGAGGTTCGGCAAAGTCGCACTTCTTCGCCGAGGCGATGGTCGCCAACGCGGCGCAGAACGAGGGCTTCCGAGCCGTTTGCATCCGGGAAGTGCAGAAGTCGCTCAAAGAGAGCGCCAAGCGTCTGATTGAAGACAAGATAGAACGGCTCGGGTTTGGCTCAGCATTCAAGGTGCTGAACGACCAGATAATCACGCCAGGCGGTGGGGCCATAATCTTCCAGGGGATGCAGGACCACACGGCGGAAAGCATAAAATCTCTATTCGGCGCAAACGTGGCCTGGGTCGAGGAATCGCAGACATTATCCGCGAAGTCCCTGGAATTGCTCAGACCGACGATCCGCGCCGAGGGCTCGGAATTATGGTTCTCTTGGAACCCTCGCAGCGCCGCCGACCCGGTTGACGTGTTCTTTCGTGGGCCAACCCCGCCAGAGAATGCCATTATTCTTAGCATCAATTACGACCAGAACAAGTTCTTCCCCGCCGAGTTGGAGGCGGAGCGCCAATACGACCAGGAACACCGCCGCGAACGTTACGGGCATGTCTGGCTCGGTGAATATGAGCCGATGGCCGTCGGCGCCATCTGGGATCGCCTGACGTTGCACCAGGGCCGCAGGGCCGAAGCCCCGGACCTTGAGAGGATCGTGGTCGCTGTAGACCCGGCGGTATCCGCCGAGACGGGGGCCGACGACCACGGGATCATCGTGGCCGCCGCCGGCGCAGATCAGCGGGGTTACGTTCTCGAAGACGCGACCACCAAGGGCTCGCCTCGACAGTGGGCGGTTCGGGCCGTGGCGATGTTCGACCGTCACGAGGCCGACGCCATTGTGATCGAGGTCAACCAGGGCGGCGACATGGTCAGGCATACGCTTGAGAGTGTCCGCCCCGGCCTGCCCATCGTCGAGGTGAGGGCAACCCGCGGCAAGCACGTCAGGGCGGAACCGATTTCAGCCTTGTACGCACTGGGCCGGATTTCCCACGTCGGGAGTTTTCCGGCGCTGGAAGATCAAATGTGCCGCATGACTGCGGCGGGATACGAGGGCGAGGGAAGCCCGGACAGGGTCGATGCGCTGGTCTGGGCCATGACAGAGCTGTTCCCGGCGCTGACTGCGCAAGCAGCCAGAGAAGTGCAGATCGAGCCGCTGGGAGAAGGCGGCTGGATGGCATAGAGCCGGACGGGGCCGCGAAAGGTTTCCTTCCCCCTTACCCCCCCCCCTTGTCAGTGGCTAGGTCGCGGGGGCTGCTGGCGCTAATTTATGCCGTTTTTGGCATTAATTCTTAGGAATCCAATGGCAGACGACATCATCAAGACGGCGCTGGAGCAGTTTCGTGAATCCCAGGACGGTTCTGACTATAACCGCGTGGCGGCGCAGGATGACATCCGGTTTGCCCGCATGTCCGACCAGTGGCCGAGGAAGGTCCGCGAACAGCGCGTTGAGGAGGGCCGTCCCTGCCTCACGATCAACAAATTGCCGTCATTTATCCGCCAGGTCGTCAACGACGCCCGACAAAATAAGCCGGGGATCGGTGTGCATCCAGTTGACAGCGGCGCCGACGTTGCCACGGCGGAGGTGATCGGCGGGCTGGTGCGTTCCATCGAGCGTGGCTCGAACGCGGAAATCGCTTACGACACCGCCATTGATCATGCGGTTACGGGCGGCTTTGGGTTCTTCCGTATCGGCATCGACTACGCCCATGACGATACATTTGACATGGAGTGCCAGATCCAGCGGGTGCCGAACCCGCTCATGGTGCATTGGGACATCAGTTCAACGGAGTTCGATGCGTCGGATTGGGCGTATGCCTTCGTTTCGGATTTCTTGTCCGAGGACCAGTTTCGCGCGCGATACCCGAAGGCTGATCCTGTTTCTTGGGAGGGCGGGCTGAACGAGGATGCGGTGAACTGGACGGAAGAGTCCAAGCTGCGGCTGGCTGAATACTGGCTGCGCACCGAGGAATCACGCAATCTGATCATGTTGTCGAATGGCGACACCGTGCGCGAGGACATGCTGCCGAAGATGGCGGCTGAGTTCTTCGCCGCCGGTGCGTTCGAGCTGGGCGGCATGGTGGACGATGAGCAGCTGGTCCGCAATTTTCTGAGCGCCGCCGGGTTGCAACAAAGGGCGATCCGCGAGGTGCGGGCGCACAAGGTCAAGCGCCGCATCATCAATGGCCAGGAAGTCTTGGAGGAAGAAGACTGGCCCGGCTCCGCGATCCCCATTTGCCCCGTCTGGGGCGACGAGGTCATCATTGATGGCAAACGCCATTTTCTTTCGATGATCCGAGACGCCAAAGACCCGCAGACGATGTTTAATTTCTGGCGTTCGGCCACCACGGAATTGGTGGCCTTAGCACCCCGCGCCCCGTGGTTAATCGAGGAAGGCGCGATCCCGAAGGGCCAGCAGGGCGTGTGGCAGACGGCCAACACGCGGTCCCACGCTTATCTGCCATACGCCAAGGGCCATAACATGCCGAAACGGGAGACGTTCGCCGGGGTGCCGGCCGGCGCACTACAAGAATCGTTGAATGCAAACGATGACATGAAATCCATCCTGGGAATCTACGACGCCTCTCTCGGCGCTCGGTCGAATGAAACCAGCGGCAGGGCGATCTTGGCCCGACAGCGGGAGTCGGACGTTTCCAACTTCCATTTCATCGACAACTTGAACCGTGCCATCAGATACGCCGGCAGGTGCCTGGTTGATATCATCCCGGCTGTTTATTCAACCCGCTCAAGCATTCGGATTCTAGGCGAGGACATGAAGGACAAGGTTGCCCGATTGGCCGGGGAGAACCCCGATGCCGAGGGCGGTCTGTACAACCTCGCCGTGGGAAAATATGACGTGACGGTCCGAAGCGGACCCTCGTATTCGACGCAGCGCGAGGAAACCCGTGAGACTCTGATCGAGATAATGCGTGCTGTCCCGGATGCCGCCGCACTGCTTGGCGATGTGTTGCTCGATCATATGGATTTCGTCGGGGCGGACAAGGTGTCCAAGCGGTTGCAATTGCTGCTGCCGCTACAGATACAGCAGGCTGAGGGCATCGCCCCGCCGCCACAGACACAGCAGGCGGGGGGCATCGCCCCGCCGCAACCGATGCCGGCTGAACCCGGCATGCCAGGACCAGCCCCGCAAAATGCGGGGCTTTTTGGTGGAGGTCCAGACGAAGAAGCGCCGCTGTGAAGCGGCGCGACCCCTTAGAAGGAAAACACAATGGATGAATCAACCGCCCCTGCGGGGGGAGTTGAAGCCGAGCCGCTGACCGAGGAAGCCGAAGCACCTGCGAAGGAGGTGGAGGAAAAGCCGGAAGGCGAAGCCCCTGGAAAAGCCGAGGACAACGAAGAGTCCGAGGGCGAAGATGGGGAAGACACCGACGAAGAGATTGAGGAAATAGAATTTAACTTCGGCGGGAATCAGCTGCGGGTGCCGAAAGACGCGATTCCAGAAGAACTTGCCAGCAAGGTTGACGAGTTTACCAGAGGAACGTGGTCCGACTATACCCGCAAATCCCAGGAGGTCGCTGAGAAGACGAAGCAGGTTGAAGCGCGGGAAAGCGCAGTCAACATGCTCTCGACCATGCACGGCGAGGCCCTGGACAGCTATTCGCAAGGCTTGCGTTTACGCGACGACATACAGCAGCTCAGTGGAATCGACATCGGCGCACTCTGGCAGTCCGACCCGGACCAGGCCCGGCGCGTTTCGGATGCGATATCACAAAAGCAGGCGGAGTTCTCGAATGTCGTCGCCCGTGTGCAGCAGCAAGAGCAGGCCCTCGGCCAAGCGCAGAACGAGGAATCCGCAAAACGCATTGCTGCGGGCAAGGTGCAGATCGAGCAACGCATAAGGGGCTTTGAGGCCAAGGCGCCGGAAGTGATCGACTACGTCACCAAAAATTACGGCATAGACACCAAGAGCGCCGAAAATTGGGGGGCGAATCCTGCCGGGGCCATAATGGCGTACAAAGCCATGTTGTATGATCGAATGCAGGCCAAGGCCAAACCGAAGGCCACGAAACCGAGTGCGCCGAATCCCGTCAAGCCCTTGAAGGGCAAGGGCGGCAAATCATCCAAGAATCCTGACGATATGACGACGGACGAATGGGTGAATTGGCGTGAAAATCAAATACGGAGGAAATCGGCCTAGCAGCCACCAGCGTCGTGAGACGCCGGCCCTCCCTTAGATGGAAACAGAACAATGGCGAATACCATTCTGACTCCGACTGCGGTTACGCGGGAATCCCTGCGTATTCTGCATCAAAAGCTGAACTTCGTCGGCACTATCAATCGTCAATACGACGATTCCTATGCCGTTGAGGGCGCAAAAATCGGCGACAGCCTGAAAATTCGGCTGCCGAACGAGTACACCGTCCGCACGGGCGCCACGTTGAACGCCCAGGACATTTCAGAAACCAGCGTCACCTTGCAGGTTGCCACGCAAAAAGGCGTGGACGTGAATTTCACTTCCAAGGAACTCACGATGGACCTGGACGGCTTCTCGAAACGCATTCTTGAGCCGGCCATGTCGGTTCTGGCTGCCAACATCGAGTCGGACGCAATGGTCATGTACAAAGACGTCTGGAACGAGGTTTCGGATGTTGGCGCGGCCGGCACTTTCGCAGACGTTTTGAACGTCAAGAAAAAGCTGACCGACAGCCTGGCCCCGTTGGGTGATCGCACCTTCAATCTCGACACTCAGTCGAGCGTGGACATCATCACCGACACCAAGAGTCTGTTTCAGGATTCCGGCCAGATTGCCAAGCAGTATAAAGAAGGCAAGCTGGGCCGGGTTGCTGGGTTCGACTTCTACGAAAACACCCTCTGGCCGACCCACACCACGGGGTCGGATGATGGCACCGGCGACCACAAGGTCAACGGCGCCAACCAGACGGGCGCTTCCATCACGCACGACTCGGCAGGTTCCGGCACCCTGCTTACGGGTGACGTTATCAGCTTTGCCGGCTGCAACCGCGTCCATCCAGAGACCAAGGCTGATACGGGTATCCTGATGAAGTTCGTCGTGACTTCGGACATGACGGCGACCGCTACGACGGTCGCCATTAGTCCGTCGATTGTCACTTCCGGCGCGACGCAGAACGTGTCTGCTTCCCCGACCACAACGGGGGCAATCTGGAAGCGGGAATCCGATGACAGCACGGCCATCGGGGCTTCGGCTGACTACCTCATCGGCATGGCTTACCACAAGGACGCTTTTGCGTTCGCCACCGCCGATCTTCTCAAGCCGAGTGGCGTTGACTTCTGCGCCCGTGAGGTCATGGACGGTATCTCAATGCGGATCGTCCGCGACTACGACATCAACAATGACAAGCTGCCTTGCCGTATCGACGTTTTGTATGGCTACAAGACGCTACGCGCTCCGTTGGCTTGTCGCCTGGGGCTTAACTAGTCGCTTTGGGTTTAATTGATAACGAGAGAGGGGCATGAGCGCCCCTTTCTCATTCTGAAGGAGAAGTGAAATGTCTGTCACCTATCTAGGAGACAACAACCCGGACGGAGCTTGCTTTGGTTTGTCGGCGACGGAAAAGATTGCCTTCTTCGGTGCGACCCCGGTCGTTCAGCAAGCCATGACGGCGGTTGCTACCGTTACGGCGACCACGGCCTTGAACGAACTGAAAATCGACCGCGTTATCGCGGCACTGGCGACTCTTGGTCTGACGACCACGGGCGGATAACTGACGAAGGGGGAGCCTTCGGGTTCCCCCTTTATCTTTCAATAAATGTCCTATTTATTCCAAGACGTCGGGCCGAAAGCCGCCGGTCAAAAGGTCTGTTTGGCAACTACGGCGTATGACAACCCGGACGCCAGTTATACTTTTTCTATTGGACGCAGCCGCGAGGCGTTAAGCGAGGCCGGCATTCAAACGGCGTATTTCCTGCTGGCCGGCAACTGCCACGTTGATGACGCACGCAACACCATCATTCAGGAATTTCTCGCCTCAGACTGCACGGACCTTGTTTTCCTTGACGCGGATGTGTCCTGGAAGCCGAGGCAGCTCGTAAGGCTTTGCCAAAACGACAAGGATTTAGTGGGTGGTGTTTATCCCTTCCGGCGCGGGGACAAGCGCGGCGACATGCCGGTCAGGATGCTGGCCGGCGCGGAGGTCAAGGACGGGCTTCTGGAAGTCGAAGGGCTGCCCACGGGCTTCCTGCGGATAAAAAGACACGTTCTTGAAACACTGGTCAGGGACGTTCCCCACTTCACCAAAAACGGCGCCCGTGTTCCGATTTTATTCGAGCGCACGTTCGATGGTGTGGACCGCTGGGGCGGGGATTTGAATTTCTGCAACAGGTGGCGGGCCACGGGCGGGAAAATCTACGCCGATGTTGAGATGCGCCTTGGCCACACGGCAAAGATCATTTTGAACGACAGCCTGGGCGCGGTCATGCGCCGCCGGGCGGGGGTTACGCTCAAACATATCTGCGACAAAATCAAAGCCGGGCAGGAAACCGTTCACGACATGACGGAGGCCCGCGAATACGTTGGCAACGAGTACGGCGCATTGGAGGATGTCTTGATGATGTCCGTCAGGCTGGTGCGCCAAGCGACCGGTCCGATTATCGAAACAGGCTCCGGGTTAACAACCGTTCTGATGGCGGCAGCGACCAAGAACACCGTTTATTGCCTGGAACACCACGCCCTCCATGCGGCGCAGTTGAAGCAACTAGCGGCAGAAGCAGGAGTAGGAAACATCGGGCTGTGCGAATGCCGGATGAAGGACCGCTGGTATGATCCAAACGACATGGACGGCTTGCCGGAACACTTTTCCGTTGGCCTCAACGACGGCCCGCCCCGCACGGTGGGGTCGCGCATGGGTTTTTATGAGTATTTTGGAGGGCGCGTGGACACGATCATCGTGGACGACGCGGACGACGCGGCATATGCCGACGAACTGACCATCTGGGCCGATTCCGAGAACCGAACCATCACGTTTATTGAACCAAGAGCAGCACTGATCCACAAAGGAAACACACATGAAGAGATGCTTTAAGGCGCGCGGCCCGGCCGTTGTTGAAAAGAAGTGGATCGAGGACGGCGGGGACATGCCGGAAGGCTGGTTCGCCACTCCCGCTGATGCGATGGCGAAGTGGAAACCTAAGAAAAAGGCTAGGAAAAAAACCACGCCGGAACCTGAGCCCGAGAAAGAGTCCAAGTCGCCGCGCGGGCTGAGACCCGCATAGGTGGGGCCGTGACCTTACTCACAATCTGCCAGAACGCCGCCGACGAAACCAAGGGCCCGCGCCCGGCGTCTGTCCACGGCAATGCAGCACCCGAGGCGCAGGAATTGCTCCGCCTGGCCAACAAGGTCGGGACACACCTGATGCGATCCACTGTGTGGCAGGTGTTGCGGGAGGAGAAGACTTTCACGGCGCTAGCCCAGGAAACGCAAACCAGCATCATCCCAGCGGATTTCGACCGCTTTATCCCAGAGACGTTTTGGGACCGCACGAATGGGGCGCTGGTGACTGGGCCGATTGGACCCGTCGAATGGCAGGGCCTGAAGGCGGCCAGCTACGCCGGGCGCCCGAAGTTCGCCCATCGTGGCGGTAACATTCTGGCGGTGCCTGCGTTCGACGGCGGGGAAACCCTGGCGTTCGAGTACGTCTCGAAAAACTGGGTGGACACGAATGGAGACGGCTCGGGGAACGCGAGCGCATGGGCGGCGGACGCCAACACTTCTATCCTTGACGAGGAATTAATGACGCTCGGCGTTGTGTACGAGTTCCTGGCGGCGAACGGTCTGCCGGTAAACATGGCCGCGTTCGCTTACGAAACCCGCTTTGCGCTGATGATCGAGAACGACCAGCCGAGCGAGAGCATTCTTGTGGCTGGGGACATATTCGGTGGCGGCAGGCACTTTGGCGGCGCTCCGACCGGCAATGTGCCCGACGCGGTCTAAGTGGAAGGGGTTGACTGTGGGAGAATTAGCTGACCGATTGCTAACGCCGCCTTTTAATGAAGAGGAATTCCAGAAAGGCATTCGCGCGACGGATTGGTACAACGAATACATCCAGCAGTATGGCGAAGGGCCAGACCTTCGTCCGATGTCTGATGACCCGCGAAAAGGGCCGAATTACGACTATAGGGCCGCCTGGGCAAGAGGTGTCCGACCTAACTACAGGGACCCAAATGACGGGCAATTACATTGGGCCAGTTCAGCCGGTGGGCAAATGCTCAAATCAGAGAGTCATCCTACCTTCTGGAAAGAAGGCTTCATGCGCCGACATGGTGTTAATCCCGACTCACTTGGTTTCGTCGGGGTGAAGAAATGAAGGCACCTTCCAAGTCGAAATCGCTGCCGCCGCCGGTTGGTGGCTGGGATACCCGCGAGGCTCTTGCGGACATGCCGATCAAGAATGCGGTGATTTTGGATAATTGGTTTCCATCGACCGACAAGGTGACGTTGCGTCGGGGGCATTCGTCCCACGCCACCGGGATGAGCGGGACAGTCGAAAGCCTGATCGAATATGTACCTCTGACCGGTTCGGGCAAGCTCTTCGCCGCCAATGCTGGCAACATATACGACGTATCCAGCGCGGGCGCGGTTGGCGGCGCCGTTGTTTCCGGGCAGACCAACAACCGCTGGCAATATGTCAACATGGGAACAGGCGGCGGGCAGTTCGTCAGGCTGTTCAACGGCGCCGACACGCCGCAGCTTTACAACGGCTCGGCCTGGGCGACCACGGCCATCACCGGCCCAACAGCCGCGAACTTGATCTGGGGCAACCTGCATCAACGCCGGCTGTGGTGCGGGGAGAAGGATAGCCTCTCGGCGTGGTATCTGGGCGTCAACTCTATAAGCGGCGCGGCGACCGAGTTTCCTCTTGCCGGCATCGCCTCATTGGGCGGTTACATCATGGCGATGGGGACGTGGACGCGGGACGCGGGCGACGGGCAAGACGACGTAGGGGTGTTTCTGACTTCCGAGGGCGAGGCGATTGTCTATTCCGGGACGGATCCCTCCGCTGCGGCGACGTGGGGCTTGGTTGGCGTCTTCCGCATCGGCAAGCCCATAGGCCGCCGATGCATGATAAAGGCCGGCGCTGATCTGGTCATGGTCACCCAGGACGGTTTTGTCACGGCTGCGACAATTCTCAGCGTGGACAGGGCGCAGACCGAAAGAGTGGCGCTTTCGGCGCAGATCAACAAGGCGGTAAACGATGCGGTGCGGGATTATGGCTCGGTTTTTGGGTGGGAGCCGTACATCTACACCAAGGGTACGATGTTGATTTTCAACGTACCCAAGACGACGGTGATCGCTTATCAATACGTGTTCAATACGATCACCGGGGCGCCGTGCCGGTTCACCGGCGTCAATGCCTACTGCTGGGGCTCGCTGAACGACAACGCCTATTTCGGCGGCGCGGACGGGGTTGTCTATAAATTCGACACCGGGAACAATGACAACGGCACCAGCATCAACGGTGACGCATTGCAGGCGTTCAGCTATTTTGGATCGCCTGGGACGAACAAGGCCTTCAAGCTGGTAGAGCCGATTTTCGAGTCTGTGGCCAACCCAGAAGCGGCGTTGGACCTGAATACGGATTTCCAGATCAAGGCCCCGACAGGCGTGTCCGTGCCGAGTCCGACGGCGGCGGCCAAGTGGGGCGTGGCCAAGTGGGGCGTCGGTGTTTGGGGCGGCGCCAATCAGATTTATCGTGGCTGGCGGGGTACTCGAGGCATCGGCCGGGCGGCGTCGTTGCGGGTGCGAGTGAGCACAACTTCGGCTCGACCGTCGTGGGTGGCGTCGAACTTTATTTATGTGTCGGGCGGGCAGATTTGATAGTCCGGCAGGCCGTTATTTCGGAGGCGCACGAACATTACGACATGCTGGTCGAGAGCTTCTGGAAAGAACAGAGCTTCCACGGGCTGAAATTCCCGGTCAACCCGGAAAAGGTTGACGCCTATATCCGGGCCTACATCGAGAACGGTGTCGTTCTCTCGGCTTACGACGATGGGCTGGTCGGGTCTTTCGCCATCAAGGTGCAGGGGATGTGGTGGTCGGATGTTCCGGTCGCCAAAGACGGCTGGTTCTACGTTCGCAAGGAAGGCCGCCCGAAGGCAAGTCTGGCCCTGTTGGAAGCCGTTAAGGACAGATTTAAGGACATGCCGCTGTTTGTGGGCGTGTTCAATACCGACGACCAGGACCGAAAAGACAAGTTTTTCACCCGCAAAGGATTCCGCCGCGTGGGCGGCTGGTACGTAAATCAAGGAGACAAATAAATGTGTTGTGACGACGACGACCCTCCCCCGGCCCCACGAGCCCCGGACCCGTATGCAACAGCGGCGGCGCAATCTGCGGCGACCAAGGAGTCCGCCATCGCGCAGGCGCACATGAACCAGATGAACCAAATCACGCCACGCGGCAAGCTGGAATACGCCTTCCGGGGGCTTGCCTCGGACGATACGCCACAATACCAGGTGACGCAGACTCTTTCGCCGGCAGAACAGACAAAGTTGGACCTGACCGACCAAGCGGCTTTTAAATATGGCGACATAGCCAACACACAGCTAGACGCGGTCCAGGGCAAGTTGTCCACGCCGGTTTCCTTTGCTGGCCTTGGTGCGCCGCCGACGGTGAACGAGGCGACACGTCTGGCGACCAGAGACGCCATCATGGCCCGCCTCAACCCGGAACTGGACAGGCGCCGCGCCGCCCTGGATACCCGCCTGGCTAACCGGGGATTCGCTATCGGCTCGGAGGCTTACGACACGGCGATTGACGAGGACAACCGGCTTCGCACCGACGCACTCTTGGCGGCGGACGTGCAGGCTGGCAACGAGGCGGCCCGCATGTACGGCCTGGAGGCCGCCGGGCGTGACCGCGCCATCAGCGAGATGCTGCAAGAACGCCAAGTCCCGCTGAATGAGATGGCGACGATGATGTCAGGCGTTCCCGTTCAGTCGCCATCGTTTGTTCCCGTTCCGCAAACGCAGATCGCGGCGCCTGATCTTATGGGCGCCACATATGCGTCCTACACGGGCCAGCAAGACGCATATGGACAGCAACTCAACCGCGACCTTCAAGCGCGAAACGCCATGGTGGGCGGGCTGTTTGGCCTGGGATCGGCCGCCCTGGGTGGGGCTGGCATGGCCCAGAGAGGCAAAGGGCTCTGGTAGTGAGCGGCGGAATATTTTGGGAGGCAGGTGAAAAATGAAAATCAGACTTCCCGGCGAGGACTTGATTGACCCGCGCCGGAGGATGGCGATGCGGTATCTGACGGAGGCCGGCGACACTTCTCCTGTCCAGCACTGGTCCCAGGGGGCAACGCGGCTTGTGAAGGCCCTGATGGGCAATTATTTGCAGGGCCAGGCGGATGAGGACCAGGCCGCCGCTTGGGATAAAGCGGTCGAAGGATACAACACGAAGCAGTGGGTCAATCCCGATACGGGGGCGCCTACGATTCCACGGGGCGGACATAGGCCAATCAAAGAGATGCCCACGTATGATCTCTATTCAGGCCGCTCGCCCGACGACCCCCTGGCGCACGTCGCGGCCCCTTCGACCTTTTCCGGTAACGTTCCTGGTGAGATGGTGCCGACAGGCCCGGCGGGCGGTTTTGCGGGCGCTCGGGCGGCATTGTCACAACCTGACATGAGAGGGAACCTTGCCGCCGGGCGGCTGTCGCGGCGGCTATTCTTTAAACAAATGGAACAACAGGAGGCTTTAGCGGCTGAGAACCGGGGGCTGGAAAACGCGCAGACCCTGAAAAGGTCGCCGGGGGCGCCAGTTTCTGGGAGGGATGTGCCGTTCCCCCCCGGTGTTCAAACGCAGAAGATCAGCGTAGCCGCAGCCAAGCCCCCCACAGGATATACGTTCTCACCGGACGGCAAAGGCTTGGTTGCCATCCCTGGTGGTCCCGCTGACAGGCCCGCGGTTTCCCACGGCCAACAGGCAGCTGACCGCGAGTTCGGCAAGGAATACGCCAAGTTCGTTGCCGGCGGCGGCTTTGCGGACGCTGAAAAGAATTTAGGCCAGTTGCGCGAGGTAAAGAGCTTGTTAGATAAAATCGTCAAAGGCGAGTCCAGTGAAAACCTGTCCGGGCCTGTCCTTGGACGGGTGCCGGATTTTGTGAAGGCGTTTACCCACCCGGAGGCGATTGGCGCCAGGGATCGCGTGGAAGAGGTCATTCAGCGCAACCTCCGGCTCATCTTGGGTGGGCAGTTCTCCGAGAAGGAAGGCAAAATGCTGATCGCCCGTGCGTACAACCCCAGCCTCGAGGAAGCGGAGAATGCAGCCCGTCTCGGCAGACTTGTCAAGGCAATGGAGCGCGGCTTTGAAGCGAAGAAGAGCGCCGCTCGGTATTTCGAGGAAAAAGGTACTCTCGCTGGCTACAAGGGGGTGACGAGCGTTAGTATGGATGAATTGGTAAATGCGATAGAACCCGCTGCCAAGCCCGCCGCCAAACCCGACACAGGCGAGTGGGGGATAAGGGAGATAAAAAAGTCAACTAAAAAGACTCCCGACTGATGGCGACGTTTGAAATCAAATCGCCCAGCGGTGAAACTTTTGAAGTCACGGCACCCGACGATGCCAGTAAAGAGGACGTTCTTGCCTACGCGCAAAGTCAAATGAACGCCGAATCCGGCCAACAGGAGCAACCGGCGGAACTTCCCGGCGACAGTGTTCTGCCCGGTAACCTGCGGAATATTGCGAATAACATGCTCATGGGCTTCGGTAGCGAGGTGGCTGGTGGCATGTCTGCGTTGTATGGGGCCGGGCGTCAGGCTCTTGCGGGCAACTATGATAAAATCCTCCCCACGATGTCCGGAATGTACGAAGCTGGAGAGGCGGAAGCTCGGCGCCGTGAAAAGAAATTCGCACAGGAAAATCCCGGACAGGCTCTCACAGGTGCGATAGTTGGCGGGGTGGCTTCTCCCGCATCAATCGTGCTGGGGCCGTACATGGCAGGGGCGCGTGGTGCGGGCATGTTGCCACGCATGGGCCGGGCGGGCGCAGGGGGCGGACTCATCGGCGGAATGTTTGGCGCGGGCCATGCCGACCCTGGGGAAAGAATGGAGGGCGCGGCCAAGGGGGCGGCGTTTGGGGCCGGGACTGGTCCGTTGGCGGTTCCGGCGGTGGACATGGTGGCGGCAGGGGCGCGGGCTCTTGCGAACCAGACCATCAACAGGATGCCGTTCCGGCAAGCGGGTGCGGCCGAAAGGAAGGTAGCGGAAGCATTGACACGAGATGGGTGGACTCCCGACCAAGCAGCGGCACGGGTCCAGCAGTTTGGTCCCGAAGCGGCTTTAATGGATGCCGGGCCTAATACTCGCGCTTTAATGGCGCAGGCCTACCAGACGCCGGGCGAGGGCAAGGCAATGTTGGATACTTTCCTGACAAAGCGCCAAGAGGGCGTTCGGAGTGCGGACAAGGTTCTGCGTGGCGGGCAGGTGAACAGAGTGACGGAAAGCATTGACGATCTTGTTCCTGAAAATTATTACGCGGCACAGGAGGCGACGATCAAGGCGCGGAAGGGTTATGGCAGCGCATATGATGTGGCGCGGGGCGGTGATGATTTTGTGGACGTTGCTCCCGTTCTTGCTGAATTGGATGCCGAAATCATGCGCTCCAAGGGCGGCATTAAGACAGGGCTGCAAAGGGTGCGGGATTTGTTGGTTGATGATAAAGGCCAACCGGAAATTGCTATCGACACTTTGCACCAAGCCAAACTGGCGGTGGATGATCTTATGACCGGGGAGGGTCGTTCATCTATCGGCAATGTCGCCAAGGGGCGGATTAGAGAATACCAAAACAAACTGTTGGATGCCATCGAAGCGTCGGGGGAAAGCGGCGCGGCTTATCGTGCGGGACGGCAGGGGACGGCCGGGGAATGGGCCAAGCAGGAGGCGCTTGAAAAAGGCTCACGGTTCATGTCGAAGTCCGAGTTTTCAGACCCCCAGGCGATCCGCCAGGCTGTCGAGAAAATGACCCCGGAAGAAAAGCATATGTTCCGCGTGGGCGCGGCGCAGGCGATTAAAGCGAAACTGGAAAGCCTTGTCACCAGAGCGGATGCCACGAAGAAGATAATGGACATTCCCGCATTGGAGCAGAAGATTCGGCTTGCTTTCGGTGACGATGATTTATTCCGGCAGTACATATCTCGCCTTGAAGGCGAAAAGGAAATGTTCAAATCCTACGCAGCAGCAAAGGGCAACTCGGCAACGGCGGAACGCCTTGCCGCAATGGAAGAGGCAAAGGCTGATCCTGGCCGCATTGTTCAAGGCATCCAGCAAATGGCATCGGTAAATCCTCTTGATTGGGTGCGAGGCGGGGTCAATCTCGTCGGCGGAGCCAAGGATCGCCTTGCCATGCCAGCCCCGCAGTCGGGCTGGCTTGCCGAGATGTTAACCAGGCCCACGGCGGAAAACCTCAATAGAGCCTATCAGCAAACGACGGCGAACGATGCGCGTCGGCGGTCTTTAGCGGCACTGCTGGCAAGGGCGGGGGCTATAACCAGCAGTCGCTAGGGCCATCGACCGTGCTTAAGGCGGTAATAAGATAAGAAAAACAGCATTCCCACGAAGAATCCAAACGCGAACCCCGGCCCCGACCACCTGAACGCCACAAAAGCAGCGGTCAGAATAGCGACCACGATCAGGTTCAGCAGGAAGACAATAGCGTTTTCCATGACCACCATCATACTCCGCTTCGGCGGGTTTTTTAATAGAAGAATGGAGCGAGCAAATGGCCCGTGACGGAAGCGGCACATTCAACCGGGCGGAGTCGGACTACGTCTATGACACGGTGATTGACGAGAGTGCAGTCAACACCGAAATGGACGACGTTGCAGCCGCGCTGACAGCCTCGATTGCAAAAGACGGACAGACCAACCCGGCCGCCAACCTGCCGATGGCGACATACCGCCACACGGGCGTCGGCAACGCCACTGCGAGAACGGACTACGCGGCGGTGGGCCAGGCTCAGGACGGCTCGTTCGTCTGGTGCGGCACGGCGGGGGGGGCGGCGGACGCTATCACTCTGACGCCATCCCCTGCCATCACCGCTTACGCCGCAGGGCAAAAATTCCGCTGGAAAGCCAGCGCGAATGGCAACACGGGTGCCGCGACGGTTGCCATTTCCGGGTTGACCACGAAGGCGCTTGAACTCAACGACGCGGCTCTAGTCGCAGGCAACCATGCCGCTAATAAATATTATGAGGGCCTATACGACGGCACGGCATTTCAGATCACCCGTCAGTCAGTAGCCTCGACCGGCATGGCCAACGTAGTCGAAGACGCCTCGCCGCAATTAGGCGGTGCGCTCGACCCGAATAGTCAGTTTATCGGGATGGACAAGGGCGGCGACATTGCTTCTGCCAGCCCGTTGGTAATCGACACGGATGGCGACTACTTCGACGTGACCGGCACAACTGGTTTCGCCGCAATGACTGTCGCGGCCAACCGACATTTCTTTTTGCAGTTCGATGCCGCGCTGACGATGACGCATCATGCGACGAACCTGGACCTTCCCGGCGAAGCAAATATCACCACAGTAGCAGGGGATGTCGCTGAGTTCTTCTCAACGGGGTCAAACACTGTCCAGTGTGTCAACTACATAAAAGCTGATGGCACGGCAGTGGTGGCAAGTGTTGTTGATGACACTACGCCGCAATTAGGCGGTGCGCTCGACGGCCAGGACAATATCGTTAGTGAAATAAACCTCAAGGATTACGGCGAGATAACGAATGCCCTCGGTGATCTAGCGGGCGGCACGGACGACATAGACCTGACTGCGGGCAATGTCGTAACTGCCACTGTCTCGACCAGCACCGAGACTTTTACATTTTCCAACCCCACGGCATCAGATGAAGGGTGTTCTTTTACCCTCATCCTTACCAACGGCGGCTCGCAGACCGTGAATTGGCCGGCGAGTGTGGATTGGGCAGGTGGAGAAGCGCCGTCGCTGACCGCTTCTGGGGTTGATATTCTGGTTTTCTTAACGGTGGACGGCGGCACTATTTGGCACGGGGCCATCGCCAGCACGGATAGTTCGTAATGCTGGCCCCTCGAAGAATGATGATGGCGGCCGCCGGGGCGAGTGTTGGCGCGACAATTCCTGATCCAAATACTGAACTTGTTCATCATTGGCGGGCAGACTTAGGTATAACTGTGGCAACTGGCGTCTCTGCGTGGCTGGATCAAGTGGGTTCGGCGGATTGGGCGCAAGGGACGGGGTCGGCACAACCACTATATTCTGCTTCAGATGTTGGGTTTAATAATCAAGCAATTTTAAACTTTGATGCTGGCAATGATCAATGGATGACATGCACGATCAGTGCAGTAGTTCAGCCTCTTCATATCTTCATGGCTTTGTCAATTGTGTCTTGGCGGGATGGAGATTTAATTTTATGTCAACCTAGTGGACCAACTATAGAAATGTCAGGGTCTGCCTATGATCTTAAACAAGAAGCTGGTACAGCTTCAACTAACATAGTTGACCATCGCGCACCATCGGCTTTTCTTCTTCAAAGTGCGTTTGATGGGGCTTCTTCTTTTCAAGCTCGTAATGATGGTGCTCATGAAGATGCAGGAGACCCTGGTGCTGACGATTATTCTGCGGCTACATTTGCTATTGGGGCACTTACGGGCGGCCCCCCAAATGCCGCGAACATGAAAGTAGCAGAAGTAGCCATTTATTCTGCTTTCCAAGCTGGTGCCGATGAGACAACTATAGAAGATTATTTCAATACCCGTTATTCGCTTTGGTAGGAGGTATTCATGACTGATTATTGTCACCAGACCGATGGTTTTATCGACGAAGGGCGGAAGCCTTTACCGAGAGCGTGGCGCAACATCAGTGGCCTCGACAAGGCATCCACCGGCGAACTCAAGTCCTGGGGTTGGCTCCCAATAGTCTACGTCAATGAGGCTTACACCCCGGTCACCCAAGTCCGCACCGGTCCGACTGGCTGCAATATCGGCGATGCCGTGCCAGTGGGGGCGGATGAAGTGACGGGCGTGTATGCTCTGCGCGATAAAACGCAGCAGGAAGTGGACGTTGACAGAGAGCAGGCCGTTATCCGCATCAAGGCGGAAGCAGGCAGGCGCATCTTGTTGATCGTGCCGGAATGGAAACAACGCAATTTGTTATCAGAGGCCGTGGTTTTGCTCGACAAGGGCCGGGCGCAGTGGACGCCCGAAGAAGTGGCGATGTGGGCTGTCGGAGAGGTGATGTGGCTGCAAGCCAAGGCGATTAGGGCCAAGTCTGACGAGCTGGAATCTCAAGTGGCCACCATGTCGGCGGAAGGTCTGGCTTTATTTGACACATCCAAAGACGCCGTCTGGGAATAGTTGAATGACCGACCCGCAGCAAATAGCCAAGGCCGTCGGCGACGTGGCGATGGGCGCGGGCATTGCATCGTCGCCCTGGTGGTTGGTGCCTTTGCAAGACGGCCTCAACGTCATCGCGGTCGCTGCGGGTGTAATGCTTGCGATAATCCGAATCGCCATATCAATCCGCGAATGGCGAACCCCGAAAGAATAGTGTGATGGCCGGTTTTTATTGCTTCGATGCCGCAATTGAAACGGTGTTGTTGCATGAGGGTTTCGACCGATTCACCGACGACAAAGCTGATCCCGGCGGGCCTACCCGCTGGGGGATCTCGCTGCGGTTTTTACAGACCCTCGGAGATGATGACGGCGACGGCTGGCTTGATGGTGACCTGGATCATGACGGCGATGTCGATATCGAGGACATCCGCTCGATGACGCGCCTTCACGCCGCGGAACTTTACCGGTGCCAATTCTGGGATCGATACAGATACGGTCAATTGCCCCAGAGCCGGGTTCGCGTCAAGGTTTTCGACCTCGCCGTCAACATGGGTCCGCGTAACGCGCACAAGGTTCTGCAACGGGCCTGCCGGGCTTGCGGCCATGACATTGCCGACGACGGTATTCTCGGCCCGATTACCCGGGAAACAGCCAACGCTTGCCTGCAAGAGACTCTACTGGCCGCCTGCCGGTCAGAAGCCGCCGGCCATTACCGCAGTCTCGTTCTGCGCCGTCCGGCATTCGGCAAATATATCGCGGGCTGGCTCAACCGGGCCTATTCCTGACCCCCCTTGCGGTTTCGACCGCGGGGCGCGGGGCCTCTTCGGAGGCCCTTGCTTAATTGATCGGGGCTTGTGGTCCCGGTCGCCAGCATGTACCGGACGGCGATGATGGCCGGCCCCGGAATGTCACGCTCGCCGGATTGCCAGCGGCGGATTGTGCGGCCATCGGAAACCCGCAGGGCGCGGGCCATACCCTGGGCGCTGAGGCCCAAGGCGTGGCGGGCGGCCTTAAATTCGGCGCGGGTCATATTCATTTCCAGTACTCGGGTTTGATCGTTATCTGTCAACAAGAATCTGCTTCCTATGGCTTCATCCCTTCGGGTAGGTTTGTTCCCAGCCGTTCGCGGTCTTTTCCCAAACTTCGGCAACGTGTTCATGTTCAAAACCATCAATGATGCTGGCGCCGGCGCGGTCCGCATAGGCTTTGGCTTTGGCCAAGGTGGAGAAATCCTGGTCAACATATTCCATGTCTGCGCCGGGCCCGGAGACGTCCTGTTCATGGACAAGGTAATTTAATTTTTGCATGTGATTTACTCCTGGTTGCTGGTTGACTGAGGCTAGGCTAGAAAGTCTAGTGGAACGTAGCGCGGGGATCATCGTAGCACCCCTCACCCAGATTAATCCGTCGTCCTCGCGGGCGATCTCGCGGGCTTCGTTCACCGTTAAGCCCTTGCGAGCATCTTCGGTGGGGTCGGCAAATTTATTCAGCAATAGGTCGTTTTCTTCCGCATATTCGATAGCAGCGTGGCCTACCAAAAAGCCGTTGATGACCCGCAGGAGTCCATCTGCCAGACTGACGATATTATCCTGGCCGTCGAGCGCACCGCCTAATTGATGCTTTGATGCGGTTTCTTTTTTCATGGTCTTGTTTTCCCTTTTCCAGGCGGGCACCGTTGCCCTGTTGATGACTGCATCATGGGACCAACGGTCCTATCTGTCAACAAGAATCTGCTGTTTTCTCACTTTTTTTCCGTAACCGCGCCATGAGCCGATGGACAAAATACCTCTGCCACCAGACTCGAAATATTGGTCGGTGGCAGACGTAGAGCGGTGGCTGAGATGGGCCACGTGGGAGAGGTGGGCCACAGTGGCAGTGGTCTGCGCGGTTGTCCCTTTCATGACTGCGTTTCTGATTTTTTCCATCATGATTTTGGGCAAATAAAGGACTCGATATGTCAATAATGAGCGACACGCTTGACGCCCTCGCTGCGGAAGAAGATGCCAGGACGCTGACCGTCCAGCAGTACGAGGCGGCGCGGAAGGAGTGGGAAGAAATAGACGCCCGATACGCGGCGTTGCGCCCCGCAGCCTCGGAAAATGATGTGGTGGCGCGGGTGGTGAGCATGGTCCGCCGCTATGGGCCCAAGGCCGCTGCGGTATTCGGCGGGCCTGCCGCTGGCGCGGGGGCGGCTGCGTTTGTCGCTGACGAGGGCGGATTTAGCGATGCCCTGGGCTGGACGCACCTCATCGGCCAGCTTTTTGGTGTGGTGGCGGGCGACTCGCCATGAGTGGCCTCGCTCACACCTGCGCGGTTCTGTCGCGCCTGGCATATTCGGACGATCTGACCCTCGGGCTGATCGGACAGACATGGATCGCAAGATTTGACCGGGGCGGGACGCAAGCCTTCATCTCGACCGATACCGGCGGCCGCTTGTACCTGGCATTTCGCGGCACGGAAGAACCTGCTGATATCAAGGCCGATCTCAAATATGCGAAGGTCGATTACCCAGGCGGCGGGCGTGTCCACGCGGGTTTTTTGGAAGCATTCGGGCGAATCCATGGCGATGTGCAGGAGGTGCTAGACGAGCATCGGGACCGGACATGGATATTCACCGGCCATTCCCTGGGCGCGGCGCTGGCACTGTTGGCGGCGGCAAGGTGGAAACCGTCGGCAGCTTATCTTTACGGCTGCCCTCGAGTCGGTAATTTGGCATTCGTTGCCACGGTGAGTTGCTCTGTGTACAGATTTGAAAACAGGGGCGACATCGTCACCAAGCTGCCGCCGCCGACCTCGCCTATGCAAATCTGGCGCTCACTGAGACAAGGTCGTCGGCCATCCTTGTACCGCCACGCCGGCAAGCGCGTCCGGCTCTCCGGCTTTGGCCTCGGCCATCGGGTGGCATATTACGAGGCCGCGACGGCGGAGATGTAACGTGGCGGCTACAATTCAAATATGCCAGCCCCCCCCCTATAAATCTCTAATTCCTTACAGCCTTTGCACCGACGGTTGCCTGCCCCCGAGGACGGAAACATTTCAAGGCATGTTAGGCACTTCCTTTGGACCGTTTCCACTGGCTCTTTTCTATGAACATATGGTGCGCAGCCGTTCCTCCGCTTCTTTTCTTTTAGCCCCAGGGCGTGCAACCAATTATATACTGTATCTGGCGACGCATTAATCGCCCTCGCTATATCCACGATAGTTCGCTCGTCTTTCCACATACTACGTATGATTATTTCATTTCGCGGTGTGCGAATGCGGTTGGGCCAAGGCATTTTGATTCCTGACGCGGATGCCTGTTGCTAGGTCGTCGGCGGGCCAACCATCGAATACACCTCATCCAGTAGGGCCTTTTGGTCCATGCCAGGCACCACATCGGTGATGAGGAAATCGACGGCGCGAGAAAAAAAGGCGTCGAAAGCCGTTTGATCCATAGCAGCAAACGAAATGCTTAGCGGCACCTGGTAAGTGCCGGTCTTGAGGACGATAACCTTGGTATGGCCGATGGCGATTTTCAGCGCGTCGAGCAGGTCATCGACGCGGCGAAAATGCTCTTGATGGTCAAAGACTAGATTCAGCAGAGCGAAAAACAGCATGTGGTGGCGCAGGTTGCGCGGCCGCCTGATGTCGGCCTGGACATGCTCGCCGTGCCGAACCCTGGCGATTGATTCCTCGGCCTTCGGATCAGCAGGCGCCAGCTTGCCGAATTCTTTGCGGAAGATGCCGCGAGCCATCACGCTGCCCCCCTCATCACCTTGGCGCGGATTTCCGGGTCCACGCTGTCCATCGCCAGCACAGCGGGCTTCGATGATCCCGGCGGCGCCGGCCAACAGCTTGAAAATCTCAAACTGCTCACGTCCACCAAATTCAAGGCCTATTTCTTTGACAATACCTCGGAGTTTCCGGTCAGAGACAGGGACTGTCTCAAGAACCTCCACCTCGTGCTTGACATCTTCTTTGAGGAAAGACGCTTCAAGCCGGGACTCGATTTCCTGGCTTAAAGAACGTTTATTTTCCTCTGCCACCTTTTCCAGTCTTCCCCTAATTTCAGGAGTTGGCCGAAATCCCATGGCGGCCCGGCGCCGCTCCTTATCCGGAAGGGGGGGCCGCCCACGTTTTTTCTGCTTCTGCTCTGGCATTCCAAAACCTTCTCAAGTTATCCGTCTTGGTCGTCGGCCGCGTTCCGTCCGTCTTCCCCGGCTTGGCTTCCACCGGCCTTCCGTTCATGCATATGTGCGCGCCGTCTAGGCGTAGTGATGCCAAAGTTGTCGGCACCGGCATCCCATGCCTTGAGCGCGGCGACGCGCCGGGCGAGGGCTTCCGTATGTCCATGGCCTTCCGTGTTTCTGAATGTTTTCGGGTTGGCGTGCCAAGCACTCCACTCACCTTCCCAGCGCAATACTTGCCATATATTTTCCCAGGGGAGCTGGTCGTCAACGGAGGTGGTGTAGCGCGGGTAACGCCGGTGTTTGGCAGGTTCCGCGTAAACGGCTCTATATATCTCAATGTCCTGCTCTTCCGAGCCTTCCGGCGCCGCCGCCAGCTTTGCGAGCAAACCTTTCATTCCACCGGCTCCTGTTGCCTGCCGGGGTGTTATTCCTGTTATTTTCCGGCTAGGCATTAGGAACACCCAGCGAACGCGGAAAATTCCTCCCGCGTATATTCCGCACAAAATACGTTATGTTGCTGCCGCGTTCTGCAATCGTACAGCAGGTCGCGGGAAATGCGAACATCCCCGGAAGTGGCGGAATACTAGGGGGTTGGATGGTGCCGCCGCACAGATTCGAACTGTGGACCCCGTCCTTACCAAGAACGTGTTGAGCATTGAAATTCATAGCTTGTTCACCACCTTCCGCACTCTTTCCACGCGCTTTGTGGTGTAGCGCATGGCGCTCTTGGGGTCTTTCCACCCGCCCGCGTCCATCAAGTCCCGAAGGCTGGCCCCCTTTTCCATAACCAGATCGGCAAAGGTGTGGCGACCTATGTGCGGATGAAAGTAAACGCCGGTTTTCTCGCTGAGTTCCTTGATGAGTTTTCGCGGCCCCCAGCGTGTTTTCCAGCGGAACCATTTGCCGTCGTCGCGTTCTGGCAGGGAAGCCAGTGCCACGACAACTCTCTCATGTAGTGGTCGCCAGTGCTGGTCGTTCGTTTTGGTCTGCTCGAAACAGGCAATGCCTTTCTGCAGGTCCGTGCGTTCCCTGGTCAAGCCGATGGCCTCCGAAATGCGCGGGCCTGAATAGAAGAGCAGGGTCAGCAGCGCCTTCAGGTCGGCGTCGTCGGCGTTCTCAATCAGGATATCACGCTGTTTCGCCGTGAGGCTCTGGTGGCGCGGTTTCTTGAGCCTGGGCCGCTTGATAGGCACGTTCACGCCAGAGTGCCTAAGAGCCGCTTGCAAGGGCGTATAGACGTATTTATTCCAGGTCGCGTTGGAGAGGCCTGGATAAAGCGCCTGGGCGCACTCGTCAAAATCTGCTTGCCGAAGGCCAGCGACAGGGCGCTGGCCGATCATGCCGCGTATCTTGAGCAACAGCCTCTCGTCCCGGAGCGACGGACGGCGGAAGGCGATGTAATTGGCTATGACGCTGGACACGGTTTCCTCGCTTCCGCCAAGGACGTAATGTTCATACCATTCCCGCTCTCTTTGCTCCGCGAAGCGGCAAGCAAGGCGCGGGTCTGTCGTCCCCGTGCTGATTTCAGACCTTCGCCCTTTGACGGAAATTGTTGCGTAATAGACCTTGTTCCCGTGCCGGGTTCCTGGCTTGTGGAGTTTGAACGACATGCGATCCTTCCCTGGATTTCTGTCACTTGCGAGAGGGTGAAAGCATACTTCCCGCAACCGGGCGCCGGTTCAAGGCCTATTTCTTTGACAATATCTCGGAGTTTCCGGTCAGAGACAGGGACTGTCTCAAGAACCTCTGGCAGCGTGTACAGGCGCGGCAGGGTCATGCGGCTTCCTTAGAACGGGATGTCGTCGTCGGCAGACTGTGGGCCAGGGTCGGGTGCCGTCACAGCCGCTTGTGGGGTGCCGCTGTTCGGCTTGTCGCCGCCGAGCATGGTCAACGCGCCGCGAAACCGCTGCAAGACCACCTCGGTGGAATAGCGCTCGTTGCCGTCGTCGCCGGTCCATTTGCGGGTTCGCAAGGCGCCCTCGACATAGACCTTGGCGCCCTTGCGCAGGTACTGTTCGGCGATACCCCCCAAATGGTCGTTGAAGATGACGACCCGGTGCCACTCGGTCTTTTCGCGCTTCTCGCCGGTCTGCTTGTCCTTCCAAGACTCCGACGTGGCGAGGGAGATGTTGACGATCTTGGTGCCGTCCTGAGAATAGCGGACCTCGGGATCGCGCCCGAGGTTGCCGACGAGAATAACCTTGTTAACGCTGCTCATACCAATTTCTCCAATTCCACTATTTTCGCATCCATCTCGGCCAGGAAATCCCGAACCAGGCCCTCAAGCTCTGCGATCCGCTCGTCATCGCGCTCGATACGCTGTACGAACAATTGCAGGGCCGGTGGCAGCCGGGGATCGAACGAGACATAGTCGCACCACTTCCGATCCGTACAAGCGAGTTGCCATTGGACTTGAGTCAGATATTTTTTTGGCGTGGTGCCGCCGAGCAAAGTTGAGATGTGGGTTGCGGTGTTCGGACACTTCACCTCGGCCAGTCCGTCCTCTCCGATAAGGCGATCCGGCGAAGCCCCGGCTTTGTCAATTGTCGGGTGGACGACAAAGCCGATCTTTTCCGTCTCGGTGTCGGTGTAAAATTCATATGCGGCGACCGCCTGTGGCTCGGTATCCGTCCCCCGGACCATAGCGGCATTGCTGTAAGTCTCTGCCGGGTTGCCGGTGAGGCGTTCCGCGATCAACTGCGCCTGATAGTTGGCGCGGCTGGCGCCCCAGCCGGTTTTCGTCTTGGCGATAACGTTGGCAACACGCGAAGCCGTCACGCGGCCGCAGCGGGCTTGAAACCAAGCGTCACTTCCCTGGATAAGTTCCTCGGTCAATCGCCGTCTCCGTTTTTCTTCTTCTTTTTGGCGAGGGCATTTATCGCCTCGCCGTACTTGTCGGCACTAATCCCATCTACTGAGGCCACGTCCATATATTTGAGGAACCGTGGCATATCGGCCTCGGTTTCCCGCAATAGCTTTATGATGGTGTCTTTCTGCTGGGCGGTGATTAGGTCGCCGTTGCCGCCCACGGGCTTGCCTGCCTTGCTGTCGTTCTTCACCGAGGCGTTGCCGTCATCATCCTCGGGCGCGATGCCTACAGCGGCCATGAGGCCATATCTCCGAGCATAGGTCAGTGCGGAACCAAGGCCCTGCA